TAGCAATGTTGTTAAATTCATCAGGTGTAATATATCCTCTTTGTTCTTTATTAAGTATGTAAAGGACTGTTTTGTATACTGTATTTACGTTTACTGCCATTTATATTTGTTTTAAATAATAGAGTATAGAGGCGGCAGCACCACCTCTATAACTATTATTACGTGTTTATATCAATTTTTTCTCAATTGATCTATATACTTCAACGCCTTCGTCTGTTTTTAAGAATGCAGCGAATGCGGAGTATGGGTTTTCATCGAAAGGAACAGTCATTAATTTTCTATTTGTAGCCCCCCATGTAAACGTTCTTTGATCTTGAGACAGTTTAATAAGTCCTAACTCAGCGGCTTTGATACCAAAGTTTCTAAGCTGTACGTTATCATCATTTGCTAATTCAATAAATAATATTGGATTTCTTTTAGCAAATATTAATAAATCTCGTTTAATTTCTTTAGAAGACATATTAGATACTTTAGATCCTAGCTCAACTCTTAATATAGCCTCAGCTTGATCAACTTCCATATCTCTAGCAGCCATTAAAGCGTCAATTTCTGCTTCAATCCAATCTAATTCATTTGTAGCTTCTAATACTTCATCTTTTTCAGTATACTTATGCCCTTTATGAGGGTGATACAATGATAAAAGCTTTTGTAATTGCTGTCTTTCTTTTGGAACATGCAAGTGGCCATTTTTAAACATAATATGTCCTAATGTACATTCACCTTTTTGTTCGTCTACAAAAACAGAATTTTGATTAGTAGCGTATCTAATTTCTTTTTGTACTCCATTGTTTTCATCAAACCACAGTAAAGGATATTTACGTGTATGTCTTGATGGTAATGTAAATGTTAAAGGCATTTTATTTCCACTTAAAAAATAATGCCTATCTTTAATTTCCCATTCAGGTTTTTTAGGTTTTGACTTTTTAACCTCAGCAACGGGTGTTTCTAAAATTTCAGTTTGTGCCTCAACTGTTTTTGCAGCAGGCTTTTTTGCAGCTTGTTTTGCCATAATATAATATAATTAAATAATTTAAAAAATAATAAAACCCCAGGTCCGAAGACCCGGGACTTTAAATAAATCTAGTCTAGCTAGCTTTGAAAAGTACGAAGTTATTAGCTCCTTGAACACATAAACATCTTTCAGATAAGAAGTGTACGTTCATTTGATCTTCATCAGAAGTATAAACTCCTCCAACAGATCCAGTTATCCAAGATTTCATTCTTCTATCGTCAGCTTCAGAAGCTCTATAACGAGTATGTAAGAATGGACGTCTGATGTTAGTTCCTAAAGTTTGATCATAAACAGTAGAAGTTCCAGCAGGAATTAATACACCGTCGATGTTATCAGAATCTCCAGCAGCAAAAGAATTGTCACCACCACGAGTAGAAGCATCGTTTAAGTATTTCCAATCAGTCTTGTAGAAATCATAAGAACCTCTTCTGAAACCAGTAAATCCAAGATTTAAAGCCATATCAGCAGAGTTTTCAAATAATCCATAAGCAGTACCACCATTAGCGCCAGCAGAAAGACCAGCTAACATATCATCAATATCAAGAGAAGTTTGTCTGTCTAAGAAAAGCATGTTTTCTTCGATAGCTCCTTGAGAATCTAAGTTCTTAAGAATATCATCAAACTCAGGAAGAGTTCCACCATATCCAGTAACAACGTTACCTCTGCCTTCAATAGCAGCAAAAAGACCTTCAGTACCTTTAGCTCCTTGAGCATCAGCAGAAATACCACCAGTACCAGCAACAGCTTTTTCAGCTTCAACTAAAGTCATTTCTAAGTAATCGTTGAATCTCAAACGAGTTTCACCTTCAGCTTTTAAGTACCATAAGAAACCAGAATCACCAGCTTCAGTAGCAATTTCAACCCATCCAATTTGAGCAGTGTCAGATCCATTAACTCCATATTTATCTTTAATGATAATAGGTGAGTTACTAAACTGAGTAAATTGAGGATCAATAGTATCTGCTTGTCCGCCAGTTCCTTTATTGAACTCAGATCCAAATACAAATACTTTTAAAGGAGTACCAACAAGAGCACCAGGCCAAGTAGCAGCGCCAAATGGGTGTGCTTCAACTGTTGTAGCTGTAGTTCCTTTTACAATTGCTTTTGATTCTGTACCAGTAACAGGATCAATAACTACAATTAAAGAATTAAGTCTAATAGCTTGATTTTTACCAGCAGCAATAGAACCAGCACTATCTTCGATAGTAATAGTAGCATCGTTATTAGCTGCAATAGTACAAGCGTTATAAGAGATGTGTAGTCTGTTTTGTTCAGACCATACAACTTGATCAGATGTCATTGGCATTTCAGCGCCAACCATGCTTAAGAATCCAGAAAGCGTACGGTTTCCATATCTTTCTATTTCTTGTTCGTAAATCTCAGGTAAATACTGCTGAGAGAAGTCATTTCCAGCTCCACTTGTAAAATCTAAGTAAGAACCTGGAGTTATAGCGCCTTTGGCGAGTGTAGGGATTAACGTCCCAAACGTAGGTGCAATAGCCATAATAATACGGTTTTAAGTTAAAATTTCTTTTTAATTTTTAATTTACTAGAGTCAACACCATTAATAGCTTTTACTTTTATACCGTTTACAAACACGTCTTGCCCTGCTAGAGACTTCCGGGCCTCGCCTGAGATATTCTTAGACTTAGCTTCGATCTCTTTAATAGCATCGGCTTTACCTTGTTCGTAAAACTGTTTAATTAAAGTGTCAGCGTTTCTAGCTGCATACATAGCTTTGTGATAACCTACTGGATCTTTTACACTGCCATCTTCGTTAAGGAACTTCCCTAAAACATTGCCAATGTTAGATTGTGTTTCAGCTACCGCAGACGGATTTGATAACTTATAATTTACTTTCTTTTCACCTAAATTGAATTCAAAACCTTTAAACTCATTTGAAAAGATTTCGTTACTTTTAGTAATAAAATCCTGATGCTGTTTTTCTGCAACTTCTTGTTGTTGACTATATCGGTTGAAAAAGTCTATCGCCTTTTGTTGCTGTCCAGATACACCAGGTCGTGACTTCACTTCCTTGTAGTAATTATCTTTCAAACCATTCAAAAAGGTTTTAGCTTTTGCTACCTCTTCTTTATACGCAATTTTCTTTTTGCGTATTTCTTTATCATCATCTACATCTTCATCGTAAGTAAAGTCTTCCATAAGTATACTTACGTCTTCTGCATCTAGATGAGGTTTACTTTGTTTATAGTATTCTCGTAATAATACGTTACTATCAACGTTAGAGTAATCGGCGTTTAATCTAACATAGTCTTCTATGCTGCCGCCTGTTTCACTCATAAATTTTACAAGACTGTCTACGTTTTCTGGAAGTTGGGCTTGTGCTTGTGCTTCCTGCAATATTGCTTCTTTGTCTTGTAAGGTGGTGGCACTCTCGTTGCTGCCTTCCACTGTTCCTTCGGTACTACCTGTAGCTTCATCGCTAATTTCTTCAATTACATTTTCTTCTTTTTCTTCAACGGCGTCCCGTACTTCTTCAACCACTTTTTCGCTGTTTGTCGCGTTTTCGGGTTGTCCGACAATATCATTGCTATCATCTGTGATTTGCTCTTGAACGGCATCTTCTTCTTTTTTTGGCGGATTAGCTAAGTCAACTTTAATAACTTCTGGCTGCTCCATGTTTTTTAATTTAGGCTTCTTTTTTATTTTAAAAGTGCCTTCTTCTTTTACTTCAGACATAATATAATATAATATAAGATTAATAAACTATTTTACTTTGGATCGAATTGTTCTAAGCCAAATCCACCCATGGTGTCAAAGCCGGCAGATTCAAAATTCTTTGGCCCTCCAGCTCCTTTTCTTTGTTCAATCAATTCTGATTGTTGCGTCGCTTGTATTTTTGTTCTTTCGTCTTTACGATCTTCTTTGTATTCTTCATTAGTTTTCTTAGCGCCTTCTCTAGTTTGTGTTAATTGCATGTTAAAATCAAATTCAACTTGCATTAATTGTTGTTTTAAACTAGCTTCTGTTCTAAGCTTTTCTAATTCAAAACCAGCTTTAGCTTTTTCAAGTTCAACTTTACTAGCGTTAAGAGCTTGTTGTTTTTGTACTTCAGCAAGAGCAGCAGCTTCTGATGCTTGAGCATTAGCTTGTGCCTGCGCTTGAATATTAGCTTGTTGCGCAGCCTGCATTCTTTCTTCTTTCTTTCTACGCTTTAACTTGATAGCTTGATTAGCTAAGTCAACGTTTTTAATATTACGTATATCTATCGCATCTTCCAGGTCTATACTTCCTGACTGCAGTGCTACTTGTATATTTTGTTCTAACTTGGCTTGATCTTCTTCGTCTGGCTCTAACTCTAAGTAAATACCAAAATCAAATATATTTTTATCTTTAATTTCCTCTAACGCTTCAACGTTAAAAGGATTTATACTGTGTATTAAAGATGAATAAGTTAACGGAAACTTAATAGCATCAGAAACTCTAAGCGATATATTTTCACAAGTTTTCAATGTTAAATATAAACCAGCTTGTAATATATGTCTTGTAGCTGTGTTAGAATTAGCAGCAGCAAGTTTTTGAATACCTACTAAAGCATCTTTATCCGGTGTGCTACCATCACGTGCTTCGTTTAATCCCGTCACATCACGTATCATCTGTAAGTAATACTGGTATGTATTAATTAAAGAAGCTATTTTAGCTTGACCAGATGATGTTTGTAATTCTTGAATAGGTACTTTACCTCTGTTTAAATCACCGTCTTGTGTTAACGATCTACCAACTATACTACCAGTTTGAAAATACATATTAAGTGCTTCCGCTGGATTGTAATTAGTACCATTACCCAAATCAACTTCAGCTAAACCATCAACATCAAGATATACACCGTCTGGCACCATTCTTGACATTACTTGTTGTAGCTTTAAATGTGTTAATTGAATCATGTCAGCGAAGCTGGTTATACGGCCTACTAAAGATTCAATTCTACCTTTATACATTTTAGGAGCACAAATACTATAATTCATTTGAACTTTTGTTGTATCTGCATATGGTCTTGTCATATTTTCTGCAAGCTCCCATTTAAGCATTTTATTATGACCTAATATTTTTGCACCAGAATAAAGAACTTCTATTGCTCTAAACGCTTTTTTAAAGTTGTCGCTTTCTGGTGGGTTAAATTCGTCGGTTTTTTCAATTGCTTTTTCTAAACCAAAATCAGTTTGTTTAATTTTAAATACTTGGTTTTTAAATGTTTTGTATTCAAAATAAATAACCTGAACAGTATTATCATCATTATTAGAATCGTAATTATGTGTATAATTATAATTATTACTATTGTATGATTGTATTTCTTTTAAATCTTCATCCGTTAAGTAAGGAAATTCTTTTTTAAGTTCTGGTAGTGAAATGTTTTTAACTTCACCCACATAATATAAATCTTCAAAGTTTGGATCTTCTGTGTAGCTATAAACAATATTAGCAGGGTCTACATAATCAACAGTAATACCTTCAGCTTGATTAAAACTTGTTTTAGTAGCAGCAATACCTATAATAGTTAAATCTTCTATTAATCTTCTTTTTATTAACTGGTATTTATTTTTATCTAAAAAGTTATTTATTAATTCTTCTTGAGATATTTCAATTTGCTGCTTATAGTTTAATTGTAAATATAGCTCTAACTCTTCTTTTGATTCTGGTAATATTTTTTCTTTACCTAATTGACTTTTAGCAAAGTTCATACCAGTAGCTTGTTCCAGTATTGCATTTTCTTCTTGTTGCTGCATATCTTGCATTACATTAGAAGCAAACTGTGTTTTAGCTCTTATTGATCCAGGGTCTTGGCTGTATGCTTTTATCTCGTGATTTCTTTGAGACATACCATTTACCACAATATCTACAAACTTTGGTATAACAGGTATTGGCTTCCAGTCAATGTTTAAATACGAAAGATCACCGTTTATAGCAAGTTCATCTTTGTACTTTTGTATAGATTGCTCACCCCTTGCATAAAGTCTTAACCTATGAAAGTTTGCGTAGTTAAATCCATATCGGGTATTACCCCAATTGCTACCAGCTCCATCCCACCATTCACCTTCTATAGCGCGGCCTACTTGAAGTCCATAATCTAAACTATCTTTTTCTGCATCTGGTACTACCTGATCGGGAAAAGAACTTTGAGTTGTAGTATAAACCATTTATTTAATTATTTTTGAACTATATCCTTTGTTATCAAATCTTTTTAAACCTAAATTAACAGGTTTGCTTTGTCTTGGTGCTACAGGTGTATACATATGTTTATTGCATGCCATTATAGCTAATCCTGAACTAATTGAAGCATCATGCTTCGTTCTGTTGTTTATATTAAATTTTACCCAATCATTTAATGTCCTATTAAAGTACATATCACCATAACCATCTTGTTTTAATCCTACATAAGTTTCTATATAAGATTCTATTGCGGCAGCATGAGCTTGTTTAATATCTTCACCTGAGTTTGGTATACCACCAATATCTCTTTCTGTTATAGATAATTTATTATACACTTTATCGGGTCGATTCATGGAAAATCCTCTATAGCCTCTTCTTTTAAAATAATATAATAATCTAGGTTTGTTATTTTCTGCTAGTATTGGCATACCGTAAAATACACATGCCATAAGTACATCTTCAAAAAATATTTCTGCGGTTTGTGGTCTAGCTACATATTCTAAAAAAAATCTGTTTGGTGGCACATCTTCCATACTAAACTTAGTAAGTCCATGCAATGCACCATTAGATCCTCTTTTATCTACTGTACCAGAAATATCATAACTATCACAACCAAACGCACCTAAATGCTCATTACCCGGAGCTTTAACTCCATTCTTTATAATTACACGGTTTTGTAAATGTTTAGGTGGAATCCAAGAAATATAAAATCTTCCGTTGTTATTTGGTACAAATTGTACCTGTGTATCTTGAACACCATCTACCCAGTGAAAACTTCCGCGAGTAACTATTTCCGTGTTTCTTAAATCTCCATTATAATCTATTTGCTCATATAGCTTAGTCAGATTAAATAAAGATTGTTTTGCTTCATCTCTAAAAGCATGTTCCTCTGTTCTAGGAAACTGCCTGTAAAATTCATTTAAAGCGTCTTGATCGTCTTTTAAACCTTCAGCTTCGTTTTGCCAGTGCTCTATTACACCAACTTCTATTTCTTCACCATCGATACCTTTAACTGGTTTTTCTGGTGTATCGAAGACAGGTATTCCATAAGAATCAATGAATCCCTCGTAGTTCCATTCCATAGGAATGAACAAAGAATATAATCCTGAACTAGTCTGTCCATTGCGGTTTCTTTCTGTAACATCTGATTGGTAATATAATTTTTTAAAATTTTCGCCTCCTTTATCTAAAGAGTTTGATGTTGAACCCATCATGCACTTACCTACAATTTTAGATCCCAATCTTAAACAAGTTTTAGTAACTCGCCAGTTATTTAATATGTTATCAGGTCTTTCCCACTTACCGCTTTCATCGTGAACTAATAATTTAAGCTTTTCACCATCGTAAGAGTTATCACCTGTATTTTTCCAATTTATTGTCGTGTCAAGTCCTTCGAGTTCATCAGGTGTGTCGTTTTGATCCAGTTTCCTTCTAGTGAGTTTTGAAGCCGGTACCCTGTAAGCAAGCTCTGTTTTCGGCCTATCCATTCCGTCCTGTATCGGTTTGAAAAAGAACGGGTAGTTGGCTGAAATAGGTACGACCTTATCTGTGAACATTGTTTTTGCGTCGCTACCGGATTTTGACAATATCCCGAATCTTGAATCACTGGATATGGTTGCCATGTTGACTGCTTCACCTGAAGCCATGAATGAGAATCCTGAACGCCTGTTTTTAAGGTAACACATTCCGTAGCATCTAGCATCGGCTTTGCAAGCTTCCCAGAATATAAAGAATACTCGGTTTGCTTCCCTATAATCTGGCTTCCCAACATCAATCTTTGACCACTGCAAATACATGTAGTGAGTACCAGTAATATAAATAGGCTTGTCTTTCTGTAGGAAGTGAATACCCTCATCACGTCTCCTAAATTCTTCGTTAATATAATCATACCACTTTTCTTTAAAGTCTATTGGATATTGCTTCCAATCAAATACACTTTTTATTCGCTGTAATTCTTTAGGGTACTCTGCTGGTACCCATGTTTTTTGTTTATTAGAAATTACATCTTGTGCAGGTGGTAAACCTATAACTAAGTTTTCTATTTTAACGACTTTGCCAAGTAATCCATTTTTACTAATTATAACAACGTCATGTTCTTTGTTATAACCGTATTGCCATTTCTTGGACTTATTAAGGCGTTTCACCACCTGAGGCTTGATATAATCTTCTAATGTTTCAATTAACGTTTGTTGATACATTACCTAGATCTACTTTCAGCAAACCCAGCAAAAGTATCTTTTTTAGTTTCTTCTTTAGGTTTGTTGTTTAACATATCTTCTTCGTCTTGTATACGTTGTAGTATTTCAAAAGCATCAAAGATTGCTAACTTTTTTGTAGCTGCTGCGTTTTTTAATCTGTCAGCCGTAATATCATCGCCTGAATCTACTATCGGCTCTTCAGCTACTTTAATCAATTCCTCAACTGCTTTTCGCCCAGCTTGGATTATATTCTTTTTCGTTTCCTTTACGCTCATATTTAATAACAATATCATTAGATTTCATACAATAAAGTCTCTCATCATCGATGATAAACTCAAACTCCCCAAATGGTTTAAATCCTACCAGGTCTTCTGGGCTTATTTTAAGCTCATTTAAGGAACTATTACCAATTTTTAATATACCAATATGCTTTTGCTCTTTTTGAGTCTTTAGATTACTTGTTTCAACTATAGGTTTTACGAAACAATAATCTAAATGTGCACACCATTTATCAAAACTTTTATAAGCATATATTTGATCAGGTGATACTAAGTACATATCATCTTTAAAATACGTGCTACTTTTTTTCTCTTTACCCTTAATATCATAATAACTTCTAAATATGTTATGATGTATCATAACTATATCTCCTACCTTTATTGGTGAATCAGGATCAATAGTTGGGGTTGCTAATACCAATGCTTCTTTACTAACGTGACGAAAGCTCTCTATACTAGTATTTAATAAGAGGCTATTGTCACCTATTTTTTTTACGTTGTTGTATAAAGAATTATATGGTTTTACAATAAATCTTGATACGCTTTTCATTAGTATTCTAAATCGTATTCAACTGAAATAGCCATGTTACAGTTAAACTTTTTCCATGGCAATACTTCATTGTTTTTCTTTATAAAAATATTATATGAGCTATCATAGTCCTCAAACAATATTGCATTTATAGTATGACCACCGTAAACGGATTGACCTACTGAATAGTGCATGGCTTCATTTTTGTAGTCAGCTCCTATACTTATCTTACGAATTTTGTTCTCCATTATCATCTAATTTAGTATAGCTTCCGTCTGAAAGATCTATATTGATTGCACCGTATTCGTTTTCCATCTCAGATTTGTATTGTTCCATTTCCTGAGTAACAGTATGCAGTGCATGTAATAATGAATGTTTTTTAGCTTCTAAATCGCCTATGTCCATTAATAATTTGTCTTTACTAGACATTTGCTCTAAAATTCTTTTTAGTTGGTGTTCTCTAATTTTTGCCATTGAATTTAATTTAATTGTTTTTACTTTTTAATTGTTTGGTACTTTTCAAAACCGCGTGAACCAAAATACGCTACATATATCGTGACTAATAAAGTTTTTAATAATTCAACCCAAGAGCTATCTATATCGAAAGCTATATCTAATGAATCAAGTATAATATACAGTGTTGTTATAAATGTTAAGTATATTAATGTTAATGGTCTTGTGTTTTTTGAAAGCCATGAATCTGATTTCATATCAGAATCCCAACGTTTTGAAACATTTTCCATTTCTATTATATCCATCTCTAACAACTTTAAAGCTGTTTCTTTATCTTGAGGTGGTAAATCTGGGTCTTTATCTATTAGATTTTTAACAATACCAAACACACCTTTGTCTGGTAATACATCTCCGATCGTATTAATAAGACCGGACTTACCTAAAAGAAACTTCCCGACTTTTGTGTCTTTAAATTTCTTTTTTGGATTTGACATTATTTA